CCAGCAAGACGTAAGTTCCGGAAGTTCCGGTAGTCAAAGATGTTCCGGTAGTATATTGTGTACCACTATTGATAAAAGGATGTACAGCGAGATAAGATCCGGTTGTGATAGCACCTATAGAATTAAAAATAAGATAATTTGTAAAAGAATTAGCCTGTGCTTGTAACTGTAACGTTATAATTTTAGGAAATATTGTTGTAGATGTTGTTACCGTACTGATGCTTGTAACGGTATTAATGTTAACAAAACTCTTGATAACTGTGTTGGTATTATATACAGTGGCAGTAGTGATTGTAGTTTGATACGAAATTTTTGTTGTTGTTATATCAGGAGACAAAAATTGATTAATAGATAATACTTTTATCTGATCTTTAATAACAGTGTCGTTTACAAAATCATAATTTTTCTTTGATTTATCAACAAAGAATGCTGTTTCTTTTTCGCTTTCAAAAATATACTCTAGTGTGTTATATCTAACTTTATAATTTCTGCCTGTCCATTCAAACGAGATTAACCAGCTGTTATCTTTTCCAACATTAGTAATATCTCTTTGAAAGAATAAACTAAACGGAGTATTTAGATCTAAATTACTAGCGGTTATGACATACCAAGATCTTGTTTGATTATCAAATCCTAATCCTAGATTTTTCTTACTTAGACAATTATTGATTATGGCCGCTTCTATCCCAATTCCTAATACATTGGCAAATCTGGGTATTATAGAATCGATAATGGCGCCAGTTGGCACATTTCCAGTCAACACCACTGGACCAACACCTGTGTCTAAAAGACCAACACCGTTGTTAGTTCCGTCACCGTTCACAGAAACTACTTTAACCCATATATATTTTTTGGTGGTAACATCCTCCGTATCTGTGAGTTCATTATTAGGTAAAAAATAATAGCCAGCCGGAGAAGCAAATTTAATCATCGCACCAGCAGTTATATTTTTTAAAGTATATTCAGTATAACTACCCAAAGTAGCAGGTATAGAATTTAATTGAAAATATCCATTATTTTGATTGGTAGTTTTCTGTGCTCGGTTCCAAGAAAACGGCGCATCGGTAACTGATATATAAGAATACTTGTCAAGATAAAAACTTCTCATTTCGTAAGAATCTACTATAGGAGCCAATTGATTTTTAATAACGCCTAAAATATCATTTTGATTGACAAAATTAAATTCAAAACTATTATCAGGATATTGCTTGTAAAGTATGCCGTCGTTGGCAAATATGTTTGTATTACTATATTTTCCACTTACATCAGATAATTCAAAATATTTGCTAATCCCACTAGACAATCTGTTGATGCTTTTAATTTTTAATATATCATTTCCAACTGTCAATGGAGCAATATTATAATCTTCTCCGGTAATCATCCTATTCTGTAGATAGTAATTCTGAGGAGCTTTAGTTTTAATATCAGCATTTGATTCGGATTGTGTAGAGTTACTAACTGTTTCTTGCAAGCTAGCCGAAATTGTTATAGTAGCATCTTGTCCTGCCTTATTTAGGTAAGGGATGCTCACTCTTATATTTGATAGCTGATCAGGGCGTATACTGTAGTAAGTTCCGTTGCTTTGTCTATAATAAAGAACAAACTGTCCTTTAGGAAGATTTCCAAAACTTCCGTCACTAAAATTTAAATCAATTTGATCATTTTCTCTAGTCATTACTGAGTAGATATTTTTAACATCTTTTTCTAGACTATTATATATTACGTTATTGCCTATTAAATCGGATACTTTTGTCCACATGGTGTCATAGGCGCCCAGCGGAGTCAGCTGCCATAACCATACATCTGTATCATTAATATCCGGTGAGTTAATAGAAATAATCTCATTAGGAACTGCTCTATCTATAGTAAAAGGAACTGAGGCTATCGCACCTTGTCTAAAGTGCATAAAAAATCCAGTATTAGCTGAACCGTTTCCTCTATTATCATTCTTAAAAATAAAACTAAATTTATTACCAGGTCGAGGTGGTTCTTCATATACGTAGGCACTATTTGAAAATAGGCTAGACACTATTTCAAAATTCATATTGATACCATTTATGCCACTACTGAACCCGTACACAGGAATGCCCGATGTAGAACTGTTCATTCTATATTGTTCATGAGCAATTCCACCTATAATCCCAGAATCGTATGGCCTTCCAAAAATAGCACTAGATGGCATGGCACCGTTGATTATTGATATAAATTGTTGATGCCAATTACTATTAGTAGGGTCATTCCATGCCACGGTTTGATTGGCTAAGTTAATTCCATTAGCATCTGTAACATTGTCTGTTGTAGAGATCGATAATATCTTTAAAAATCCGTTAGCGGCGCCGTTGCGCTTGGCGTTATAGCTAATGAGTCTAGCCAATCTTAATACGCTATCTCTTCGCTCTGCTGTTTCTAAAAAGTTTTCTCTGGCGTTTAAATCAACACGAAAACTAAGATTTTGTCCTAGATAAGCTATTAAATCAATAAGGGCGATATACTCACTGCTGTCTATATAATCATTAAAATCTTCAGGATAGTTCTCTTGAAGATACGATATCATTGTCCTTCTTAGAGTATCAAAATCATAACTCTTAAAGTCAGCGTTCCGGTAGCTCTGGTAGATTTTTCTCCAATCTTCAGAAATCAGTAGTTTATTTGTTGTGGATGGTATCATAGCTATTCAATATATTGATAGCGTATTTATTGGATTAATAAACCTAGCAGTTTATTATACCGTAGTTAATCCATTTGTTTTATTGAAGCTAAATTTTAAATTTTCTGATTGATTTGAATCTTTAAAGATCAAGGTCACTTCTAATAGTATTCCATAATCTTGCTCTACAATACTAGCAGAAAGTGTTTGAACTCTAGGATCTTCAGAAACTATTCGAGTTACATCATCGATGATTTGAGATTTAACACTATCTGTAAACGGCTCAAATAATAAATCCCAAATAACTGTTCCAAAATTTGGGTCCATAACTCTTTCATTTTTTCTTATGTTAAATTGATTAAATAGGTCTTGTTTTAATAACTCGTAATCATATAATCTCGAATCTGATCGAGAAGGATCAACCGTGCTAAATCCTTTGTAAAATTGATTCTTTTTTACAGTGTGTCGTTCATTATATTGAACCGGATTAATTACTTTTCCTACGTATGGCATGATATTATTTAACTGGTCCTTCGACTTTATTTTCGTGTAGTGGCCACGGCTCGTGTGTTGGCACCCTAGGAACCGTAGTCGTTATCGTACCGTTTTTATAGTAGATTTTATTCGCCCACCCGGCGGATTCGCTACGCATCGGCAATACATATTGTTCTAGGGCAGAAGCTAAAGAGGTACCAGCTTGTTCTGCGGGACTACTCGGACTGTTATTATAAATTTTCTGAGAAGTATTTCTAATGCCTTCGGCACCTAGATTATGAATTGTTTTCGATGTGGTCTTAACACTAGTCTGACCAAATATAGAAACCTTTCCTATACTGTTTAGAAATAATTCAGTCTTTGCTGTTATTTTGGCGTTGTTGAGTATCAATATAGATAGATCATTATCAGCTTGTAATTGTATATCATTCATAGAATGTATATTAACATTGTTCTTAGCTTCTATGTTGACATCATTGCCCGCTCGTATGTTAAAGTCATTTTCTGTATGAATACTTACACTATCTTGTGCAAATATGTCTATCTTGCCATTGCTGGTAAGCTCTATCCATGCAGTACCTTTACTATTAGCTATATAGATTAAATCATCTGTATTATGTAATAGTATTTGATGGCCGGTTCTTGTACGAATACGAACTAATTCATTAGTAATAATTCCATCCTCATCAACCGCGCCATCGTCCATAACGAATGTGCTGCAGCCCATTCGATTAACCGGCACTGGGCTCGATAAGCGTCCTCCATAATTTATAGGTTTTCTGTTTCCGGCCACATCTAACGGGCCGGGGGTGCTAATTCCAAAAACCGCGCTAGGAGTTTCTCTTCTAGCTGAACTAGAAGTAATTCCTCGAACAGGATCAGTTAACAGCCCCTGAGCTGCTAATTTTTTAGCAAAAGGGTGTATAGGTTTTTGTATGCTGTCTGTGCTGCTCACTGGATCTTGTTTATTTTGTCGTTTGTTATATTCAGCCACTGGCAGGATATTTGTTCCGTATAAACTGTCCTCTTCGGGAGTTAGCCAATCTTTAGATAAGGCTTGATACGCTAATCCCGGTATCATATAATTTTGAAATAGTTCCGGAACACATCCCATCCAATATCCTTGATTGTACTCACCTTCTATGAAGATAACCATCACTGTAGTTCCTACATCCGGCGGCACCATCCACATACCATAACTTTGCTGCGTATCTTTAAAGTTCTTATATTTGCTAGCATCACCGATATGTTCTATAGAGGTTATGCCGTAAAAAGGACTAAGATAAAAACAAGGAACTAACAGCCCGCTTGAAGATTCTGTATTCCCGGTGTATCCTCTTATCAATTCTACCTCTAGCCCGCCCATGCGAGTAGAATCTAAATGATTTTTTACTATACCTAGATATGGTCCAGGTTTATTAATTTTAAAGGAATTTCTTTGTT